ACGGAAGCCGCATGGGCAGCGGGGCAGATCCCGACGCCGGATGTGCCGGTGGAATGGTCGCCGCCGAAGTTCGATGCCGTCGATCCCTACAAGGACGCGATGGCCGATCTGCTGGCGATCCGGACCGGCACCATGACGCTGGCGCAGGCCATCGCCCGACAGGGCCACAACCCGGACGCCGTGCTGGCCGAGATCGCCGCGACCAACGCCAAGCTCGACGGCCTCGGCCTCGTGCTCGACAGCGATCCGCGCCGCGTCACCAAGACCGGCAGCGCGCAGGCGGGCGATCCAACCGGCGAGCCGACCAGAGAACCGGCCGTCCCCGCATCCGAACCAGAGAAGGAATAGGGCCATGCCCGACACGATCACGGCGGCCCCGGTCGCCCTGCCGATGCAGCTGCGGCGCGCACCCATCCTGCCCGCCACCGTCAATACCGAGGCCCGCTCCGTCGACGTCGTCTTTACCACCGGCGCGGCCGTCCGGCGGCGACGGTGGACCGGCTGGGACACATCCGTGCCCTTCGACGAAATCCTCGAAGTCAGCGACAAGGCGGTGGACCTGACGCGCCTCAATGCCGGCGCCCCGGCGCTCGACAGCCATTCCGTCTGGTCCTCGCATTCGCAAGTGGGCGTGGTCGAACGCGCCTGGATCGAGGGCAAGGAAGGCAAGGCCACCATCCGTTTCCCCCGCGAGGGGCTCGACCAGGCCGCCGACCGCATGTTCGGCCTGATCAGCGACGGGATCATCCGCAACGTCTCGGTCGGCTATTCCATCGAGCGTGTGAAGGTGGTCGAGCCCGCCGCCAAGGGCGAGGTCGAGCAGCGCATCGTCGAGCGCTGGACCCCGCTCGAGGTCAGCTTCGTGACCGTTCCCGCCGATCCTCGCGCGCAGGTCCGCGCGGCCGATCAGGCCAGCTATCCCGTCGAGATCGTCGACAGCCGCATGCAAAAGGAGGCATCCATGCCTGAGAGCACGACCACCGTGGCCGGGGATGTCCCCGCCAGCCATGAGACCCGCCAGCAGCCCGTCGCGGCCCCGGCACACCCCGAACCGACGACCGCGCGCATGCAGGAACCTGCTCCGGCACCCGATACCGAGGCCATCGCGACCCGCGCCCGCGAGGCCGAGCGCGACCGTGTGTCCACGATCTATGATCTGACCGGTCGCCTGAACCTCGAGCGCAGCTTCGCCGAGGATCTGGTCAAGCGCGGCGTCAGCGTGGACGAGTCTCGCCGCCTCATCCTCGACCAGTTGGCGGCGAAGTCGGACGAGACCCGGACCTTCCCGCATATCTCGGTCCCCCTCGGCGGCCGCGACGAGCGGATCACCCGCCGCGACGCCGTGGCCAATGCGCTGCTGCACCGCTACAGCCCGACGCTGTTCCCGCTCGAGGATGCCGCGCGCCAGTACCGCGGCATGACCCTGCTGGAACTGGCCCGCGAAAGCCTCGGCAATGCCGGTGTCAACACGCGTGGCCTGTCGCGTGACGAGGTGGCGACGCGCGCGCTGCACTCGACCTCGGACTTCCCCGAGATCCTCTCAGCCGTCACCAACAAGACGCTGCGGCAGGCCTATGATGCCTATCCTCGCACCTTCGCGCTCTTCTGCCGCCAGGTGCTGGCCACCGACTTCAAGTCCATGCACCGCGTCCAGCTGGGCGAGGCGCCGCAGCTTCTGGAAGTGGGCGAAAGCGGCGAGTTCAAGCGCGGGACGCTGGGCGAGAGCAAGGAGAGCTACAAGGTCAAGACCTATGGCCGGGTCGTCGCCATCACCCGGCAGGTGCTGATCAACGACGATCTCGATGCCTTCACCCGGATCCCCGCCATATACGGCAACTCCATCGCGCAGCTGGAAAGCGACGTGGTCTGGGGCATCATCACCGCCAACCCGGCGATGGCCGATGGCAATGCGCTGTTCCACGCCACCCACAAGAACCTTGCCGCGACTGGCGCTGCACTGGATGTGGCGAGCGTCGGCGCGGCCCGGGCAGCGATGGCTCTGCAGACCGGCCTCGACAAGAAGACGGTGCTGAACATCCGCCCCGCCTTCCTGATCGTGCCCGCGGCGCTAGAACTGAAGGCCGAGCAGCTGGTGGCCCAGAACCTCGTCCCGGCCGACAGCGCCAAGGTGGTGCCGCAATCGATCCGCACCCTTTCGCCGATCAGCGAACCGCGCCTCGACGCCGCCAGCGCCACCGCCTGGTATCTGGCCGCGAGCCCGAACCAGATCGACACCATCGAATACGCCTATCTCGAAGGCCAGCAGGGTGCCTACATCGAGACGCGCAACGGCTTCGACGTCGACGGGGTCGAGATCAAGTGCCGCCTCGACTTCGGCGCCAAGGCCATCGACTGGCGCGGCCTCTATAAAAATCCCGGGGCGTAGGTCGGGCTGGCTCCCATGACGATCGATGATCGAGAGGGCGCGGTGCCGATCCCCGGTTTCGTCGGCTACCATATCAACCGGGTCGGTCAGGTCTGGAGCGCGCATCGCAAGGGCAGAGTCCCGAGCGGTGCGCGCTCGCCTTGGCTGGATCGCCTCGAGTGGACGCTGCGCCAGCCGTGGCGCGACCCCGAAGGGTATCTGCACCACACGCTGGTCCGCGACCAAGCTGGAACTCGCCAGCGGATCGCCCTGCACATTCTGGTCGCGACCACGTTCCTGGGGCCGCGACCGGAGGGGTTGGTCATCGCCCATCTCGACGGCGACAAGGCCAACAACCGGGTCGGAAACCTCGCCTATGTCACGCAGCGTGAGAACGTCGAGCATAAGCGCGACCACGGCACGATGCCCTGCGGAGACCGCTCACATCTCTCGCGCCTGACCGATCACCAATGCAGCCGAATGCTCGACTGTCTTGGTGCAGGCTTCTCCCGCCGCGAGGTTGCCGGGGCGTTCGGGGTCACCGTCTCACACGTCGCGGCCCTGAAGACCGGCCGCATCCGCAAACACCTGACCAACCAGCGCGTCTGAAAAAGGATCACCCCATGAAAAACTTCGTCCAGCCCGGCAACACCATCACCCTGACCTCACCATATGCTGTCGCCTCCGGCGATGGCCTGCTCGTCGGATCCATCTTCGGCGTGGCCGCGGGCACTGCCGCCCTCGGCGAAACCGTTGAGGCCGCGCTCACCGGCGTCTACGACCTGAAGAAGGTCGCGTCGCAAGCCTGGGCTGCAGGCGACAAGGTCTATTGGGACAACACCGCCAGGGAAGCGACCAAGACCAGCACCTCGAACACCCTGATCGGCGTGGCCGTGGTCGCGGTGGCGGGCGGCGCGGGCGATGTGGTCGGCCGGGTGCGACTGAACGGGGCGTTCTGATGAGCGCCTTCGCCGCCGCCGTCGGCGCGCTTTTCGCAGATCCGAACATCGGGCGGGACGCGGTCTACATCGCCGAGGGCGGCGCGCCGGTCCTGGTGCGCATCGTCGCCCGGCGTGCCGATGCGGTCACCGACTTCGGGGACGCGCGCCTCTGGTCCGAGACCACCCGGATCGACCTGCGCGTCGCCGAGGTTCCAGCCCCACGCCCTGGCGACCGGATCGACATCGACGGCGACGCCTTCCTCATCCAGGGCGAGCCCGTCCGCGACCGCGAGCGGCTGGTCTGGACCGTCGACCTGCGCCCGGCATGACCGCGATGAAGCTGAAGCTCGACATTGATCCCGACATCGTCGCGATGATGGCGGCCGAGGTCGCGGCAGGCGAACGCGCCGTCACCGCCGCCATGCGCGTGGCAGGCGCGGGCCTCAAATCCGCCTGGCGCGGCCAGATCATCGGCGCGGGGCTCGGCACCCGGCTTGGCAACTCGATCCGGCTGGCCACCTATCCCAAGGGCTGCGAGAGTTTGAACGCAGCGGCGCTGGTCTGGTCGAACGCCCCGGTGATCGTCGGCGCGCATGACACAGGGCCGCTGATCCGGTCGCGGAACGGATTTTGGCTCGCGATCCCCACCCCGGCTGCGGGCAAATCCACTCGCGGCGGTCGGATCACCCCCGGCGAATGGGAACGCCGGACCGGCCTCCGGTTGCGATTCATCTACCGGCGCCGCGGGCCGAGCCTTCTGGTGGCCGAAGGGCGGCTGAACACGAAGGGCCGAGCCGTGGCATCGCGATCAAAGACCGGCCGTGGCCTCGTGACCGCACCGATCTTCCTGCTGGTGCCGCAGGTCAAACTGCCGAAGCGGCTGGATCTGGCGCGGGATGCGGAGCGAGCGCGTGACGCGGTGCCGGGGCTGATCGTGGCAAACTGGGTGGAGGGACGAGTTGACTAACATTTTGTGAAACCTTGACCCGCCATTCAGGACCTTGAAAAACCGTAACACTATGCACATTTCCTACAATCCAACGGTGCAGCGGGGTGGTCAAAAAATGTTCGTATATGCTATATCTCCCATTGATTTCGGCTGGGAGCATTGCCCAACCGTATCTGAATTTGCGGGTCAGATCGCACGTCTTGAATTTGACAACATGGGCTACGGTTCAAGGGGTGACTTTGACGAGTTCGTGAAAAGCTTCGAGAAGGCCAAGGAACTCGCACTTGCGAAAGGATGGGAGGGCGACATTCGCGGTGAAGCTCATGTTTTCCAGGTGCCGGTCGAAGGCTCCTTTGCTTACGGATTTGCTTGGAAACAAGACAATAATGGCGACACTTTCGTGATTTCACCTGTCGAGTTACCGCACCTAAAGAGCCTCGAGTTCTGACCGGCTCATCGTCCACGCTGAGCAATTCGGCTAACGAACCCGCTTGGAATTGTCCAAGCGGGCTTTTTTTTAGGCGTCTACTTCATGCCCAGCCTTCGCGAAACCATCCTCGCCGCGCTGCACGCGCGGCTCTCGGCGATGCCCGCCACCGCGCTCCGCGGCGACGTGCTGCCCGAGCGCGTGCCGGCCGATGGCCTGCTGATCCTGCGCGAAGGCGAGCCGGGGGAGCCGGAGGTGACGCTGTCGCCGCTGCGCTACCACTATCAGCACCGGGCGGAGATAGAGGCGGTGGTGCAAGGCACTGGTCGCGACGCAGCGTTCGACGCCCTCTGCGCCGGCATCGGCACGGCGATTGCCGCTGACCGCACGCTGGGCGGGCTGTGCGACTGGATCGAGGCGGAAGCGCCTCGACCGGTCGACCTGCCCGTCGAGGGTGCTGCCAGCCTGAAGGCGGCGGTGATCACCGTCATCTTGCACTATTCCACGGCCGATCCGCTCTACTGACCCCACTAACGACAGGAGAACACGATGGCACGAGCCCACGGTGCGCGGGCGCAGATGGCGCTTGCGTTCGAGACCGTATACGGCACCGCGCCTGCCTCGGGCTACCGCCTGGTGCCTTTCGCCAGCACCACGCTCGGCTCGGAGCAGCCTCTGCTGAACAGCGAGCTGCTGGGCTACGGCCGCGATCCGCTGGTGCCGATCAAGGACGCGGTCACGGTCGACGGCGATGTGGTGGTGCCGATCGATGTCGAGAACTTCGGTCTCTGGCTGAAGGCGGCCTTCGGTGCGCCCACGACCACCGGGACCACGCCAAAGACCCACACCTTTCAGTCTGGCAACTGGACGCTGCCGAGCATGGCCATCGAGACGGCGATGCCCGAGGTGCCGCGCTATGCGATGTACACCGGCTGCGTCTGCGATCAGCTGTCGTGGCAGATGGCGCGGTCGGGGCTGCTGACCGCCACCGCCCGACTGGTGGCGCAGGGCGAGAGTGTTGCTGCCACCACCGCGGCAGGAACCCCGACCGCGCTGGGCCTGCAACGCTTCGGCCATTTCAACGGGGCGATCACGCGCAACGGCTCGCCGCTTGGCAACGTGATCTCAGCCGAAGTGACCTACTCGAACGGCCTCGACCGGATCGAGACCATCCGCGCGGACGGGCGTATCGAGGGGGCCGACCCCGGCATGGCGTCGCTGACCGGAAGGATCGAGGTGCGCTTCGCGGACACGACGCTGGTGACGCAGGCCATCGACGGCGATCCCTGCGAGCTGGAATTCGCCTGGAGCCTCGGGGCCGACGCCAGCTTCACCTTCACCGCGCATGCGGTCTACCTGCCGCGCCCCCGGATCGAGATTTCGGGGCCGCAGGGCATCCAGGCCACCTTCGACTGGCAGGCGGCTAGGGCCACCAGCCCCGCCCGCATGTGCACCGTCGTGCTCGTCAACACCGTTGCGAGCTACTGAGAAAGCC